TTCCATGTCTGGTGCCTCACCTTTTATCATACCCAATCTAAGACTTTCTGCAACTGCTTGTTTTTGAATATGTTGAAACACAACTGCATTCCATACGTCTGCTTGACCACCATCAAATGGAATTCTCTTCTTGTTTAAGAACGAATGCCAACCCATCGCACCAAGACCAATAGAACGCTCTTGTTCAGCAGAATATCTTGCACGACTAATATCATCTGGTGCATTGTCAATAAAGAATTGTAACACATTGTCCAAGAATCGAACAAGGTCAGCAATCATTTCTGAATGTTTCCAATCGTCAAATAATTCGACATTGACTGAAGAAAGACAGCATACTGCGGTTCTGTCTTCAGATGTTGGTAAATGTATCTCGTTACAAAGATTAGAACCATGAATTTTTAACCCCTTGTCTTTTTGAGTTTGTGGCAATGCACGATTAGCAGTGTCGATAAAGTTCAAGTATGGTTCACCTGTACGATATCTCACCTCTAGAATTTGTTCCCACAACTTCCTTGCTCGCATAGTCTCACGAACTGTGTCATCATTGGGGTCTTTCAAATCCCACCACTCATTTCTTTCTACTGCTCGCATGAACGAATCAGTAATATTAATAGCATGGTGCAAGTTAAGGTTCTTACGGTTTACATCACCAGTAGGAACTCTCATGTTTAAGAATTCTATGATGTCTGGATGAGAAACATCCATGTAAGCTGCATAAGAACCTTTCCTTGTCTTACCCTGTCTGTATGCCGTCATGTCTGCATCAACGGTATGCAAGAACGGCATAGGGCCTGGTGCTTTGTCAGACACAGCACGAATATCACTCCAGTGTCCACCAACTCCACCACCCTTCACAGAAAGCCAACGTAGTTCCGCTGTATGGTCAATAAGACCTTCCAACGAATCTGGTACATAAGTTAAAAAACAAGAAATAGGTAATGCCTTGACTTTCTGGCCAGGCATTGGTGCATTAGATAATACAGGTGATGCAAACATGAACCACCCCTTAGAAACGTAATCGTAAATTCTTTGTGCAAGTTTTATATCGTCATATGAATATGCAACTGCTGCTCTTGCAAATGCTTGTTGTGGACTATCTTCACCATCAACGCAATAATAATCTTTCAGTAATTTTTGTGCTTGTTCTGATAATGTTTTGTCTCTATCTAAATCAATAGATAAACCCAAGTACTTAGAGTCCTTCACCATTGGGAACTCCACAATCTCTGCTGTTTGCATTTAATAACTCCTATATTTTTTTCCATGTTTGAAGGGCAACCTTTGCTGTTAATCCTTGAAGGGTATTGTTATGTATAATTTCCATAATCTCTGGAGCGTCCATTCCAGATAAAATCATATCGTTTATATCTTTTTGTCGCACATAATCTGGCCACACAACAACCCTATAACCTTCATCAACTGCCTGTTCAATTTGTTTAATTACTTCCCTGTTCCTTGGTTCATTATCTGGAACAAGAACTGCCTTATCTTTGTATTGAGGTACACGCAAATCACTTTGAGCCACCGCAATACAGTTTGGTATAAAAAGACTATCAATAGGGCCTTCCACGACAAAAATATCCCTAGAAGTGTCCACCCTATCAAGTCCAAATATTTTAGGTACACTCTCATCAAGTCTGATAGTAATGTACTTTGGTTTTTCTTTCCCAAACGCTCTCCCTTGATATGCGAATATATCACCATTGGAATCACGAAACGGAATTACCATCCTTGGGTGGTCGCCCTCCAAGGTTGGGAATTTATTTGGAACTAACTCGTTAGTCCAAGAATAAAACTGATTGCACAAGAAGATATCAGTATCATTAGGAATTCTTCGGTCTTCAATGAACCGATAAGCAGGATGCTTTTTTCCAATTTCTCTAAAAGATTTGACATTTTCAAAGATACCCTTTTGTTTAAAAACAGGTTTCGGTATATCGAATTTTGGATTCTCGACATGACCACCCCTACCTGTTGCGGTGTGACCTTCTTTGTACCGTTCTAATATATAGTCATCATGAACCTTAGAGTCTATGTGTTTTACCAAATTAGATAAATTAGTTCCCATACTACAATTATGACATTTGTAGAACAGGTCGCTCTTCTTGCGAAAGACAAATCCTCTTGCCTTTGACTGACTTTTTTTGGAATCACCACAAAACGGACAACGAAAGTTCCAGAGATAATCGCTCTTCTTCTTGAACCGTTGTAGTCTATGTGATATTAGATTAAGATATTTTAGGTCTATGTACATACTCATAAGACAGAGTATATACAGTTATAGGTTGATTGTCAAGACTTTTTGTAAAACAAATCCTATAACGATTGACCCACCGATAATGAGCCATCTCCACTTCTCAAGAACACCCACTCTAGTGGATAGTTCTTCTCGCATTTTACGAAAGTGTTCTTCTTCTGTTTTACTATGTGCATTCATTTGTTCGACAAGTCTACGTTCCATATCACCCATAGACTTGTGAGTATCCTTTGCATTAGACGTAATACGAGAATGTAACTCCATTATATTTTCAGTAAGTTTTTTCTCTTGTTCGTCCAATGCTTCTTCCTGTCTAATTAGTTTCTCTTCGTGTACTGCCATGATTGTATGAAGGGAACTTGATACATCTGCTATTTTTTCAATAGCAGTATCAAGGCGTCCGTAGATGCCTTTCATGTCATCCACCTCCCTTTTCAACAATGCAATTTCAGTTTCCACAGACAATTACTTGCCCCCTTTTCCTGGCGCCCCTTGAGTAAACTCAAGTATACTTCCAGTTTCATCAATTAAAACTTCTAGTTTTTGACAACTGATTCGTGTACCAGTTGTACTATTTGCGTCAATTGTCATGTTTCTTTCCATAGTTCTTTTTGTCGATAAACATTCACTTAAACCATCTCTAACCGTGTACTCGATTAGTTCACCACCACTCATATACAATAAAAGTACAAATTCTACTACTTTCATGTTAGTGCGCTTTCTGCCCGTTTACCATTTTATCTTTTAGTGCATCAATTTGTGTTTCTAACTTTTGAATTCTTGTTTCATAAAATTCTAGTGTCAACTTCTGTTGTTGGTCAAACGGTGCTTTTCCTGTTTCTATTTCTACTGTTAGTTTTTCTAGTTCTCCAGCAATATGTTCTATTAACATAAATTGTTCTGCGTCTGCTGGCAACGCACCCATCTCTCCCCTTGGCCATTTGATTCGGAATTCAGTATTCTTTTCCAAATCAGAGGACATAAGAGTTTGCTCGGTTTCTAAATTATTTATTCTTTCAATGATACCAAAATACGCCCAAGTTGCAATTGCAGCTCCAGCGATAATAGATAATATATTTCTCAAAGGCATTGCCACTTGAGTATCATCTGACACATTTGTAGTATTCTTACTCATATCACTTCTCCATTACTATTTAGGGATTGTCAAAACTTTGACAACGGTAATTATTTGACAATACCCTGTGTCAAAATTACTTACTAACCTCGACCTCTTCATTTCTTTTTCTATGACCGTTCCACGCAACGAAACCACCAAGTCTTAAAGCATAGTATGCTAGGTAGTTAAGGAAGTGAAAACCATTTTGTTCAATATTAATATCTCTGAAAATTTGGTCTGCTTGTTTTTGAGTAATCTTACCCATTGTTTCTTTCTGACCAGACTTGAGTAGAGTTGCATATTTGTATGCATAGTCGTGTACAAGTCCACCCATAAGAAGAACACCTGTCGGTGACAACCATGTGTGCAAGAACTTAGGGATAGATGCTCCATCAAATCTAAAACCCTGTGGGATAATATACTTTTCACCCATGATAGTAAATGACCAATCATCTGCAACTTCCCAGTGTCGAGTACCAGTTAACCACATCCAAATCGCACCCCAAAATCCTTTGCCTGCGGTTGGTATTGCAATCGGTCTTAGTTGTGGCATGACATTATATTCAAACCCAACTCTTTTCTTTTTGTTATCAACACCACACATATTAATAATAAAACCTACTGCAATTAGTATACCAACTACAGTAAACTGCCACCATGTTACTGCTAAATCAATAACGACATTAATCATCTGTTCCATCTATTTTCTCCTCTGACGGTTTGACCGCCTCCTCATAATAGAGTATAATTTGTTTTTGTTGTTCAATATACCTTCTCAGTTCTGCAAAGTTCTTTGATAGGTTTTCATAATCTTTGACAGATATTGCAATATATGAATCTGCACCGTTCTTTGACTCAAACTCTTTTTTGAATTCTTCAAAGTTCTCATCTGGTGAAACAACATATATCTTAACGTCATTCATTCGCACTTGTTTAGGATGAGGCACAGTTGGTATCTGTCTCTCAATCAACTTAGTCTGTACGACTATTTGTTTTTCTGGTTTGAACGTAGAACAACCACTAATCAGTAGTGTCGCCAGTAACAGACTCAAGGTCATCCCAAAGTTTATCTGTCGCATTTTGCATCCTCTTTTCAATCAACCCAGGCTTCTTGTTTGCAAGATGGGTTAGATTATGTTTGTTTAACGTATTACGCAACTGGTCACCATACTCTTCTGACTTTCTTAAATCCTTGTTTAGTTGGTCAGTGAGTTCATTTAACCTTACACTGTTTTCTGTCATCTTCGTGATAGTTGCTTGGTTCTCTTCATTTGCAACCTCTAACTTTGCATTATTATCACGCAACTGTGCGATTGTCATCTGTGTTTGTGTATAGTAAGACTTGGCGGCCCATGCGGCACCGCCAAGTAATGCAACCACGAATATAATTGCGTATAGTCTAATCATTCTTTAGGTGCCTTTGTTCCAAACATTTTCC